ATACGCCGGACACCGAGACGTTGTTGTTAAATGTCAGAGTCACCGTAGCACTTGCAGTGGCTGGCAAGGACATGACCACGGTAGTGGTAACAACAGACACCACGGTTGTTCCCGCTTGAATGCCCGCGCCAGAAATGGTCTGCCCTGCGCTAATAAGGGGATTTGACGCAGCAAGTGTGATAGTTGCGCTCGTGTTGACGGTAGTTGCAGTTGCAGTAAATATACCTACTTGAGATAGGGCTGTGCCTGTGATACTACCAGACAATACTGGAGTGTCTTGTGTACTGTCGATATTGGTTAAGTTTTGGCCAGGATGCGCGATAATGGTTCCTACACCGCCTGTGGAGTTGTAGTACCCATCAAACTGCCACAGGTTGTTTACAGAGGACGTAAAGTTGCTCAGCGTAAAGTCTGTAACCCCAGCACCGATGCCGTTATTGTCAATCGTTAGTTCTTGTAGTCCCGCGTCGTAACCGCTAAAAATACGGTTGATACCGTCATTAGGGTTCATCCACATACCTCTAGACGGACCCTGCAACCCGTCAGAGATTAACCTATACCCTAACATCTTCCTAGGACGACCGCGCTGAAACCGAACCCAGCGCCCATCGGAGTAAAACTCTTTATCAAAAACCGTACCGTCCCGTTGGATTCCTGGTTTTGTGTCTAGGGTAAAAACCTTCTGGGTCATTAGAACGTACCCCCAGAGACACCCCCTGTGAAAGTACCTGTGCCTGCAATAGTTAACCCTGTAGCTGTTAACGTCAGCAGATTAACTCCTAGAACTGCTATCGCAAACTGCCCTGAACCCGCCCTATAAATACCTGTTGTAATCTCACTTACAAAATTAAGTCCTGGGGAAGCTACTGTGCCATCTGGGATTTGTATGTTAGCATAACCCGCTAGCACGGTGTTTGCGTTAAGTATATTGACTGAATCACAGATCAACGTAGCTTGATTAGCTGCAGTTATCGCTGCTGACACGCCACCAGATATACCCGTGGTTATCGTTACTGTGTAGCCGCTAGAGGTGGTTGTAGCGTTCTCAACAAAATAGACTTGAACTGTAGGAGGTACAACGATGGTGACGTTACCTGTTAAAGTTCCTGTATACTTTTGGATGACATTAGAGGCTTCAGAGCTGGTTAGCGTATAAGACCCAGAGACGACTGCTTTAGTCAAAATTGTAAAATTAAACTGCGTGTTTCTACCTAACCCTACAGTATAAAACGCTAAACCTGAGCAGCTGACAATGCATGAATCTCCTGGCGCCATCGTTAAACTCGCCGAGCCGTTGATAACGTCACCTGAAGCGCAAGCTATTGTTAGCGTTCCCGTGCCAGAGTTACGAATAGAGACAAAAAAGTTATTGCCTAGGCTACTAGATGAGCTTAAATTTACGGTTCCCGCGCCGCCTGTCCACGCATAAAGTCCAGCCCGATACGTGGAAGTTACAGTTATAGTAGAGCTGAAAGTTGAAACGTCTTGAGATTGGTTGAGCGTAGCCCCAAGGGCAACCAAACCATAACCTGCAAGAGTGGCAGAGGTTGAGGCTGAAGAACCAATGCCGTAAGCTATTACTCCCCACGTTCCTGCGCTTGTCGGGTTTGCTGTAACGTAAATATACTGAGCTTCGCCCGCAGCGATTGACACGATCGTTGCACCTGTATAGCCTTTTACAACAAAAGCCACCGCGCCTAAGTTTCGTATAAGGGCATCCTGACCAACAGAGGTTTGATCTGCTGGTGGCATGTACAAAGACAGACTTGCACTAGCAGGTGTGACCTCCATGATCCTCGCTGCGGCATTGTCGGTGGCGCTACCGTTGATTGGCCACGACAAAGTCGTGTCTGCAGTTAACGCTATCGATCTATACGATACATCGGTAGGTTGTATTACGTTGCCAGTAAAAGGGCTAATAAAGCTCATGAGTCCACCGCTATTGCTTGACGATCGGCTATCCTAGTTTGGTCTTCCGCTTTGAGCGTAGCCATGATAAGATCGTACTGTTGCTGCCACATCGCTGTTCTGGCATCGTTTTTTAAGAACGGCATTGCCTGTAACAACGACCCGTACAGTAAGGCTTGTGGCGCATACTGTGTAAACCAGTTAGACTCATTTGATGAATCTAGGGGTTGAGGACGCTCATAGTAAAGCACTTCATAGTTGTAAGCCGCATCGGGTGTAGGCGCGATTAGCCAATGTGTGTAGTCATAGTCGCAGTAAAACACGGGTGCGTCTGTACTCGTAGGATTTGGCCAGTACTCGCGCAGATACTCATATTTACGAAGCAAAACAGGCTGTCGCTCACCAGCAACCGTAACGTTCATGGATACGGTTTTACGCCACCTAGCGGGTTTGTCCAACGTAGCAACCCCTATAACCATCTGGCTTGTCACAACAGTGAGGTTACCTAGAAATTTTATTTGAGCTGATATTATCTGCTCAGCAAGCATAATAAAGGTCGGTATTTTATCAACAGTCGAAGCGTCATTACGCTCTAGGTACGACTCGATATCAGCTACAAGTGAACTATACGTCATTACTGCAGCGGTTGCCATCCTGAGGCTCCTTAAAAATCTATCTCATTATAACTTCAAGTGTTGCGTTCAAAGTGAGGGCAATCAACGAGGGACTTAAAGTTGCCGCCCCAGCGGTTTTTTGGATGCAAAGTCTCCCAGTGCGCTCCTAGAGGAGCAAGGATTTCTTTGTTCCAGATGATCTTTCCGTCTTTGAAAAAGTTTAAATCCATGGCGCAGCGTTTGAGGTGGATGCTGTTCATGGTCTTTGAGCGCCCCGTCTTAAAATAGATGGCTTGCTGCTCTGGAGTACGGGCAAGTTCCCCGCCAGTGACTAAGAAGCCTTGGTCGGTGGCGTACTGGATCAATTTGCACATGTCCAACAGGAATGCGGCTTGTTCAGTGTTTAAGCTCATTTCTTCCTCATATCTGCAATTTTCTCAACCGTGCGCCCACCAAAGTAAGCACCCATGATCAGCATTCCCCAGTTGCCTAGCAACGTGACATAAGACTCATTTGCGTTATGGCCATAAGCAGACATCATGGCAAACACAGAATACATAATGAAAATGGCTATGAGACTCATTGGTCGGATATTCTTTGACAGCCAAGAATCGGATGACATATCTGCCTGCCAGCGGTCTGTAATATTCTCAGCATCACTTTGCGCGGCTTTAGCCAACAGCTCAAGCTCAGCCAACTCCATCTTGGCTTTCTCGATGCCTAGCTCAAGTAGCCGCTCTTCGTGCTCAAACTGCAACTGCCGCAAGTTACTTACGTCTTCTGCAGTCGGGTTATCGGGTATCTTTACACCCAGCGTTTTCTCAACCACTTCCTTGCCTTTGGCTTGAATAGCGCTACTAAGTAATGTAAGACCGTTTTCGGCGAGACTACCTAGGAGTGATGCGACTATTGGAATCATTTCGTTTTTCCTTTTCAACTTCTCTGCGTAATTTTTCCATCTTTTCAATCTGCTGCTGCGCTTCCTTTTTGGTTTGCAGTACGTCTAAATACAACATTCCAATCAGCGGCAGCAACAATACTACAAGAACACAAGCTGCAACCCAACCCATCACTATTCCCCAGTCTTGTTCAAGAGCCCTAGGAGCAACCACATATATAGGAGGAATAGGATAGTCGCTAGTAGGTATGCCTGCCTTTCCTTTAGTAGCCTTTCTTCCTCCCTGCGTTGCCATGATTCATCATCCCGTTTCTTCCTTGCTTTGTCTTGCTCTACCTTGATGACATCTCGCATATCAAACACTTTGGAGTATAGAGCCCCCATTTCTTTAGGAGCCCCATACACCATCGCTTCTCTTATCTCAATCTCCAGCAACGCCATCTGGTCTTGCGCCATCACTCGCTTCAACGCAGCTTCCATCAGGTTAGCGTCAGGGTCGTAAACTGTCTTGCTCTTTTCTTCTTCTTCTCTTATGTGATCAGCTAGCTGCTCTTGCAGTTTGAAGAATGCAGATAGCTGTGTGACGATGTCGGCCATGACTTGGGTTTCGTCAACGGCAACGTAGGCTTCTTTCTTTTTCGCCACAGGCTTGGACGTGGCTGGTTCGGGGTCTGTTCCAAACAGTTTTTGCCAAAAGCTTCTGACTTGTTTTGCATCTGAAACGACCTCATCAACAGTTTTCTTGATTTCCATGAAAGACGTTTTAGCGTCTTTGTAGAGCTTGCATCCTTGTTTGATCGCTGCAACACAGGCATTAGCGGCAAACAGGATGCTAAGCGGATCAATTTACAGCCCCAAAAGTTTTTTTACGAGGTCAGCGGCAACGC